GATCTAAAGGTGTTGTAGTTGAAATCACTGAAAAAGAGTATAATAAATTTGTTTCAGAATCTAAAAAAGTAGAATCTGATAAAGATGCTAAAAACGTTAAAGATTTATTATCTAAGTATAATTCTTCTATTAAGCTTGCAAAAACTTCAATTAAAGATAAAGATTATGGTCAAGCTTTAAATTATGCTAAACAAGCAAAATTCATTTTACCTGATAAATCAGAAGCAGTAGATTTAATGATAGTTAATATCAATAAATCAATATCTGAAAAGAAAGATCAAATCAGTGAAGTTGAAAAAGAAATAAAAGAAGCTAAATCAGCTATTGAAGAATTAGTTATTTCAGGTGTTGAATCAAAGATTATTGATAGAAATGGTGCCTGGTTTAAATTAGGTGAAATTACTCTTGGTAATGGCATGGAGAACACTATTGATACTTTATTAGAAGATAAGGATTTATTAGAAAAACTTAAATTATCTTTTGATTCTTAAGGTAAAAAATAAATCTTCATATAATTAAACAAAAAGCCCATTCCATTAGTGAAATGGGCTTTTTTAAATATATAAACATGGCATTAAAAGAGGTAATAGAATTAGTAAAAAATAGATTACCATTTGTTCCTTCAAGTGGTGCATTAGATACTAAGATTGAAGATTTTAAATTAGAACAATATTATTTTCTTCAACCATGGACTAAAATCCCAGATGTAGATGTTGAAACTGATTCTGAATATAAAGGAATATTAAGAATGTTAGTAGCTGAATTAGTTACATATCAATTAATCATTCGTAAGGTTATCGAAAATATGGGTGGTGAAGATGGTGAATTAGCTGAAGCTGGTAAACACATTAAAAAAGGTAAGGCTGATGTTGTTGAAGCTGAATTTGAATATTCTAAAGCTTCAGATGGTAATGAGTTACTATTGAAAACTGAAGCTTTATTGCCAGAATTAAAACTTAATATTTGTCAGTACTCATGTACTTTAGGTTATAATTTACCTATGTGCGGAAAGACTAAATCAGAACCTATTCCATTCTTAGCATTTGTAAAAGATATTAATGGTAATTTAACTTAAAATCCATGGCTAAATTAATTTCAGATAGCGAATTTGCAGAAATTAGAACAGTTATTAATGATGTATCAGAAACATTTCTTCAAAAAACTGTTACGTATAAATTAAAAACCGTTTCTATGGATCGTATGAATCGAGATAGAAATGAAAAAGGATCATTCCAGGATGTTAATTTAGATGTATTAGTTGTATGGGATGAGACAGAAGTTGAAACAGATAGAACAAATGGTGTAATGGATCTATCAGATGGTTATTTATTAGTTAATTGGGATTATTTAGAAACAACACCATTATTAGATTCAGGTGTTTTAAAAACAAATATTGGAGCTGATAGAGTTATTGTAGATGATAAAGAATTAATATTAATTGGAATAGAAAAATTAGGTCAATTGAAAGATACATTTACTGTTTTGAAATTCTACATAAAGAAGCAATTGAAAAATAAATCTTAGATAATTAAAATCCTATGGGAATTAAAAGAATAGGTGATTGGAATAAAGCAAGGCAAATGACTAATAATCTTAATAATGATATAGAATTAGCTAATACTATTGTTCTTAAAAAAATAGGATTAAAAACAGAGAGATTAATTATTAAATGGATTGCTTCACAACCTTCATCATGGCCTAAATTATCAGAAGATTATCAAGAATGGAAATCTAAAAAAGGATTATCAAATCTTATGCTACGTAAATCAAGTGATATGATTAATCGTATTACAAGTGATGCAAATGAAAATAGAGCTTTTATTGGAGTTAAAAAAAATGCTATAAATAAGGAAGGTGAAAAATTAGCAAACATAGCTGCTGTTATGGAGTTTGGAAGTAAGAAAAGAAACATACCTGCTAGACCATTTCTTTCACCAGCACATAGATTAATGCTTAGAAAAATACGTGAAGATCGATTGTTTCAAAAATTCTTACTTGAAGAATTAAAAAGAAAATACATATTATGAAACTAGAACATTTACAAAATGGTATTTTTGAACCATTAAGATTATCAACAATTGATAAAGGTTATTTTCCTGATATAATTACATATCTTCCAAATGATCAAACAGGATTTAATACTGCAAAAGATGTTATAATCTCAGGTGGTAAAAAGTTAATTGAAGTGTTTAATTGTGGTAATTATAATTCAAGAGAGGAAACACATACTAATGATATTATAATTGATTTAATAGCTATTGAATCAGGTATAACAGGTACTAAATCAATACCACAATTCATAGAGAATGTTCCAAATGATAATTTCGATAAGAAAGTAACTACAAATATGCGTTATGATGTTACATTTCAAATTACATATATATCATATACAGATGAATATGCTTCTATAATTGAAAGAATATTAACAGAAATCTTTAGTACTAGAAAATATTTATTTCCTTATGATAATAATGGTACTGAATTAACAGAAGGATTTAAATTACATAGAATACAATCATTTGACACATCCGGAAATGAATTTATTGAACGTGGTTATCGTTATATGGCTTTAAATATTGATTTAGAAGAAGATCAAGTTAAAGATTCTGTTGCTAAATTAGAAGAATTTACATTAGAATTAAGAGATTTAGATGAACAAGAATTCACAACAACATAAAATATTATAGTTAAAATTGGATATATTTATAATACAAGAAAGATTTTAAAATTTAAAATAGGAAAAAATGAATTTATCAGGTACACCAGGTGTAAGAACAACTATAACTGATTTATCAGTAATAGTAGCTAATTCTTTAAAAGGAATTATTTGTGTTCAAGGCCCAACTAAACGTGGAGAAGAAGGTAAAGAGGTTTTAATCACAAGTTGGACGGAATTCCGAAGGGAATTTGGTAGTTTAACTGATGAAGATAAATTTCCTCTTTATTGTAAACATGCTTTAGATAATGGAGCTAAATTAAGAGTTACTAGAGCTCATCATTATACAGATATTGATGATTTAAGTACTGTTGATGGTACTAAAGCTACTGGAACTAAAGATGTAATCTCAGTAGCTGAAACATTAGCTACTACAACTTATACTGTTACATTAGCGGGTGGTGATGGTGATACTGTTACATTAAGAGTAGACGAAGGTTCCGGTCCCGTTATAATTGCTACAACAACTAAAGTAACAGGTGACACTGTTGATACTTTAGCTAGTAAATTAGTTATTAATTGTTTAACTACAACTGGTACGCATGGTTATACAGCTGCTGTTGGTGGTTCAACTGATGAAATAGATGTAACTGCTCCAGTTGGTTCTGGAATAGGTGCAAATAGTTATACTCCGGACGTTATTGTAACTGGTACATTAACAGCTACAGCTGGAACATTTACAGGTGGGGTTGACCAAGTAATAGCAAGTTCAGTAACTATTGATGCAAAAGGAGTTGGTGCAGGTTATGATGATACTCAAATAGTTATTACAGCATCTTCTTCAAATGAATCTGATAAAATTGATATTGAAGTTATATTACCTGATTCTGATATTTCTTTTGTTGTTTCAAATGTTGTTAATAATCCAAACACTACACAATTAGCTGATATCAATGCTAAATTACAAGGTGTTGAAATTACTAATGTCACTACAGAAATAGCACCAGGAACAGTTATATTAACGGGTGGTGATCAAGTATTAGCATCAATTATAGTTACAGATTATACTGGATCTGCAACAGCTAAAAATGGTTGGCATTCATTTGATGAGGTTGTTGATTCAATGCGTATCATGAATTTTAATAAAGCTGATGCTGATGCTGATATTGGATTAGTTGCTTATGTTGTAGCTCGTAAAGACATGAGAGCAGTTACAAGAACTCCACTTGGATTAACAGCTCCTGGAATTGATGATTATCGTAATGGTGAAGGTGTATATTCTCACACTGCTATTGATTCATTATATGCTGATTTATGGTATACAGATGTAGAAATTACAGATCCTTCTGATGTTGACATTAAAAACTTAAAAATTTCTGCAATTGGTCATTATGCTGGGGCAAGAGCTCGTACAGATAATTTAGGTGAATGGTTCGCTGCTTCTGGTTCTCAAAATGGTAGAATAACTGGAGTTAATAAAGTTGGAATTAATTTCATTTCACCAGGTAATAAAGGACAATATGATTCATTGTATGAACAAGGTGTAAATGCTATTGTTAATCACCCTCAATTTGGTATTGCATCTTGGGGTAATAGAAGTTTATTGAAAAATAAAACTAAATTAACTTCAAAACAAAATATAGCTGATTTAGTAGTATTTATTTCAAGAACTATAAAAGCAATAGCTGAAGAATTCACATTCATACCTAATGATTTTACCATGTTTAATCAGCTTTATAGAACAGTATTACCATTTATTAAAAATACATTAGTTGATGGTAGAGCTATACAAGGTGATACTTCAATTAAAAAAGGTGAGGGTATTTGGTGGCATTGGATGGGAGATCAATTTGCAAAAACTCCAAATGATTTAACATTTAATACACCTGAAGATATTGATGCTGGTAAATATAAAGTTAGATTTGCATTCAAACCAATAGCAGCTAATGAATATATTGTTATTGATATTGCACCTGCAGATAGTGCAACTATTTTAGACGTTCAAGTATTAACTAATTTATAATTAAAGTCATGGCTACACAAAATCCTTTAAAAAATTATGACTTTGCTTTGGAAGTTAATGGTGTAATAGAAGCGTAT